GTCTGATAGAATGCGCGGTATGAAGCAATCGGATCGTCTGGATTAATACACTGCGGCTGAGACTTCATCGCAAGACGAAACTGTGTCTGCGGAATGTCTGGAATATTCTGCGGCGCGGCATCAAGGATGAAACGCAGCTTAGCATCTGTCATATGCTTTTTGCTGTAGCGATAAGTGTACTCATCGCACAGAGCACAGAAATGCTCGTAATGCCAGATATAGTTGGCCAACGATTCAATCGTCCACAACGTGCATGGATGATTCTGGTGACAGACGCGGTAGAGCGTAGAATCAAGTTGCTTGTCGGCAAGCTGCCAGACTTTTGACTTGCGGATCTTGCCGGTTTTGGCACTGAGTTTGTTTACAAGTGACATTTTGCCGTCAAGCAGACGGTGCGCGGTAGATAGCATTTGCGCGGACTCGACAATCATCTTCACCACGTGCTTGTCACACTGATACTGTGCAGCAAGCACGGGCGAAGAATCTAACACAAAGATATTCATAACAAAGTAACAATCAATATATCTCGCCTATGCGAGAATGTAAATCACAAAGCTTAAGCCGCAGATTCCAAAACCTGCGGAACATTCATTTGAGTTTGCATTGACTGGATATAAGACTCAAGATACTGTTGCTTCTTCTGAATTGCTTTCACTCGTTTGTCGTTTCCTTCTTTTTGAAGTCGCTGAATGAAGTAATCAAGTTCAAGGTAATCTTGCTTTAGTCTTTCCAGTTGGTTTGTAATCATTAGTTCGCGGGTGTATGTTTATGCCGAACCATGATGTAATGAGCACACTGTGCCCTCAAGATACAATTAGCTTAGGCCATGTAGCCTTCACCAAATCCTTTGTAAGTGCCGGATATTCTTCCTGCAACTTTTTATCTTTCATCGCAATGACGATCTTCGCGTCGCGCGGATGGATACCTTCAAGCATCTGGAGAAAAATCGTCTCGCGCTTTGCCTGCTTAAGTGGTGCACCTTTTCCAGAAGTAGTAAAATACACAAAGTCACGAGTGGCTCGCATGAGTGATGTTGGCGACAAACCTTCTTTCGAAAGGCTATCCTTGTAATCTGGCGCACCTTCAGGAAGAGAAAGCTTAATGCTATCGTCAAATGCCGCCTTTAAAACGTCGCGGATCGCGAGGCAGTTGTTGTCCTGCAGAATCTTGATGCGCTCTTCGTCAGTGGAAGCAGCTTGCACTAGATCGAAGATTTCGTAGACCTCTTGTGGCTTTCTTTTAATCATACTGTAGAAGAATTAAATTCCGCGGCGCACTCGATAAGCTGAGTGCAACGTTTACCAATCAGATAGTTTAGTGTATTTGAAGCAGGTTTCACTGATTCAAAGGTATTTATGATCTCTGTCTTCTTGGCATCAGGAATAGCTGACAAATCGATCAGTGACTTATTGCGCTGATAGTTACGATAGGTCTCCTGATCCATCACAGTCTGAAGATTAGAGATATTTGCGACCCATTGCTCGATCTTCTTAGCGGAAACTGGCTTCTGACGAATGTTGTCCACGAAGGTATTATCGGGCGAAAGCACGTTCGGGACACCGTCGCCAGAATCGCCACGGAAGATATGCTCGTAGAGATATGCAACCGGATCGCCTTCTTTGACGAGTGCTTTAGTCATCGGGCTGAACTGCTTGACGTTCTTGTACTGATGTAGCTGCACGAAGTCCTTGTCGGCAGATACGATCATCACGGGCTCGCCGCGACCGAATTCCTGAGTCTGGTGCACAAGAGTAGCAATGACATCATCGGCCTCGACACCTTGCAGATGCACGACCTTGAACGGCAGATTTTCTTTGATCTCATCGCGCACCACGCCGAGGATACGGAAGAACTCGGTCCAGTCAATCGATGATTCCTCACGATTCTTCTTGCGATGCGCCTTGTACTGTGGAAACAACTGACGCCGCCAAGTATTGCCGCCATCGCAGGCTAGAACCATCTGGCCGTATTCCTTGCGGTACTTCACGTTATACATCCGCAGTGAGTTCAGAATCATATGCCGAACTAACTGCTCGTTGACTTGCGCCTTCATGGCGAAGAGGTTGGCGATTGCCACACCGGAATAATCTACAATAATCATACTGACAATATCCTATACCAAGCACTCAGGCTTGTAAACATCAAAATTGCAATCTGCCTAGATGCTTGCGAGTGATCTTGCAAGTTAGCCAATCGTTGTAGTAGTTCTTGTCTAAGATAGCCTTGCGTGTGAACTGCTCGTATGCTTCCCAGTAACTGCACTCTGACTTCGAGATACAAAGATACAGAATCTCTCGTTTGAAGTTAGCCTCACCCAGATCCTTGACATCTTGCTGAATCAGACTCAACCTTTAGCTTTTTCTTTTTACCTTTTACCTGCTTGCTCTTCGAGCTAAAGAACAGTTTCTTGCCAACGTACATTCGGCCAGAAACTAAATTGGTAATCAGATAAACGAACCCAATATCTTTCTTGGGATCGAGCTGTCCGTCAGAAGGATCAAAAACTTCATTGCGATAGTACCACATAGTTAGTGGTATCTATCGGAGTTTTATTCGTCTTCGTCTGTATCTTCCTCTGACTCGTGGCAGCCACAGAATGGACAAAACTCAGGATACAGCTCACTATCCTCGTCGAACTCGTCCTGATCTTCATCCATGTCTGGATCTAGTTCTGGCATGATCTGCTCGAATCGAAGCGAGTACATCATGCCACAGCAAGGGCATTCTTTTTCTATCTTCATGCTTCGCAGGATGCGCAGTGTAGCAGATTTCTGCCAAGTTCCTGCGCTGGGTTTGTTCCTCGCTGATAGTATAGGCTCTTAACTCCTTGCTCCCATGCAAAGATCATGAGCTGATTGACATCCTTTGGCGAGGTCTTGGGATGTACCATTAGATTGATTGACTGAGATTGATCGATATACTTTTGGCGAGCAGCAGCCTGAATGATGATTTCTTTCTGGCTGATTTCGCCAAATGTCTTAAATACTTCCTTCTCGTTTTCTGATAAGAAGTCGAGATGCTGAACAGATCCTCCCTTGATAAGGATTGTCTGCCAGATTGCTCTATCATTCTTGCCATGCTTTTCCAGCACCGCCTCGAGATAAGGATTCTTATAAGTGAACTTACCCTTTGATAAGTCCTTCACGAAGTAGTTAGAATTTAGCGGTTCGATGGATGGCGATACCTGGCCAAGAATGAAGCTTGAGGACGTCGTGGGTGCGATAGCCAATGTAGTGACATTACGTAGACCATATCCACGCAGCAACTCAGGCTCGCCGTATTCCTTAGCCATCTCGCGAGACGCAGCTTGAGTCTTGTCACGCAGCAGCTTGTGAATTTGCACGTTGAGTAACTTTGCCTCGAATGACTCAAATGGAATCATCTTTGACTGTAGGAACGAATGCCATCCTAGCACACCGATGCCTAGAGCACGCTGCGATACTGCAAACTTATACGGAGCTTGCATAAACGGCAGACCTGCAACCTTGCGAATGAACTCAGTCATTACCGCATCAAGGAACCATGTCAGTGTTTCGGCAGCATCAGTATCTTTCCATTCATCGTAATGCAGCAAGTTCATGCTGCTCAGATTGCAGACGAACGATTCTTCCTCGTTTGAGGAAAGCGCGATCTCGGAGCAAAGGTTGCTGGCCACAATCTTCTTGCCTTTGTCCTTGTAAACCTGCGGAGCATTGTTGTTCACGTTGTCGGTGAACATAACATAAGGGTAGCCAGATTCAAAGCGCTTCTGAATGATCTTACCCCAGATCTTGCGCTTGTTCTCATCTCCGCCGATCATCGACTTCATCCACTCATCTGTTACGGTAACACCGATAGACAAGTTCTGAATTGCATGACCCTCGCTGCGAATTTGTAAAAACTCAAGGATATCCGGATGCTCGATTGGCAGATATGCGGCAAAAGATCCACGACGAACATTTGACTGAGAAACTACATTCGTAGTAGTTTCATACATTTCCATGAAGTGTACTGGACCAGAGGACTTACCGCCTGTAGTAATCTCGCTGCCGCGAGGCCGAAGAGCGCCAAAGTACGCAGATGTTCCTCCGCCCATCTTTGTCATCATTCCTACCTCTGCTGTCTTCTCAAGAATACACTCAAGCTTGTCGCAGATATAAGAGCCAAAGCACGAGATAGGTAGGCCGCGCTGAATACCGAAATTAGCCCAGATTGGACTCGATAATGAATACCAACCACGAGACATATAGTCCTCGAACTTATTTGCAAACCCAGGAACTCGCAGAATCTCCTCTGCTGCCTCTGCAATTTGCCGAATACGCTGCTCAGGTGTCTGACCAGGAGCTAGGTATCCGCGTTCTAAAAAGAGGCGCGAGTCCTCGTTGAGCCAATAATAGCGGTCGTTCATTTAAAAAAGATCTGCAGATTGAAATGATTGCGCCTTCTTAGAATATTCTACAGGACGCTTAAAGAAGAAATCGGTGGCAGTATTGCCCAGAACATCTTCATCGAACCATGTGGTCTTATCAAGGAGTTTTTGATCTAGATTCTCGAATACTGGCTTGATACCGATCTGCACAAGTGAGTCATTCAGACGATTCTTAATAAATTCCTTTAGAATATCAGCATTTAGGCCATCGCCCTTATATCCGTTCACCGCCCAGTCAATGATCTTGGCCTCTGCCTTATAAGCTTCCTCACACTCATGGCGGATCCGCTCTGTCAGTTCTTCATCGAACAACTCAGGATGCTCATCGCGGATCGTGTTGACAAGCTTGATGCCGACAAGAGCATGAATTAGTTCTTCCTTTGAGGTATACGCAACTTGTTGCGCGGTATCCTTCAGAACGTTCCGATAGCGATTGAACCAGTTGATGGTGTAGAACTGGCTGAAGAGTGATACATTCTCGACGTACAAAGTAAATAGAATCAGCGAGTAAACATACTGCTTACGCGCATCCTTGTAGTGCTTCTTGAGATACTTGCGTAGATACTGGACGCGGCCCTGAATGATGTCAAGCTTGAGGTTTTCCTCGAAGATGTGCTCCATCTCAAGCACTCTAAGCAGACGCTCATATGCATTATTATGGATAACTTCTACATTAGCCATAACATAACCCAGATCAGTAATGCTGGGATGTGGAAGATTCTCGCCGACCTTCGCCCAGAATGACTTCACAGCTACTTCAATCTGACCGATTGCAGATAAGCAGCGCGAGATCATCTCACGTTCCTGTGGAGTCAGTTCGGTCTTGAAATCCTGAACATCGCTCTGAAAATTAAACTCCTTATCGGTCCAGAAGCCATTATGCATGGCGGTGATGAACTCTTCAGTCCATGGATAATGATCGGGTTTCCGCGATATTTGCTCTTCAAAAATCATAGTGGTAGGTCTTGTAGTGACAGGTAAATACTGTATCCTATTCAATCATTTTTGTAAACCGCAAAACTACTGCGGTCTCAAAAATACAGTGAGATATCTATACTCCAGCCTTTTTTGGCTGGCAGTAGATTATTCGCCGTTGCGGGCGCGTCTACGAATAGCGCGTAGTGCTCCAGTGCTGCTATCTCGAATTACTATGAGATGATCTTTGCCGCGATTCTTATAAGCGTAGTCGTAGATTGCTTTATGATTCTCATTGTTGAGATCAAGAAAACGCGACCAACGCTCAAACTTCATCTTGCCCTTCTCAAACTTTCGAAACGTTTCAGCTTCCAGATCAAACTGACGATACTTACGCTTGATAACTGGTCCGGGTACCATTGATGGCGGCATAGCCATATCTGGTGAATCACCAGTGACATTTGCAGGCGAAGACATGCCAGGTGCGCCACCAGCGGGCGTGCCGTCTTCTCGAAGTTTCCGGATTGATTTCATATGCTTCTAAGGACTTTTACGATATTTTGGTCAAGAGGAATCTCGACCTTTTCGTTTTCTGGTAAATAATTGAGATATACTAAGAAAGTTTTTAACGCGGGCCAAAGTTCTTCTTCAATCTTAAAGAACAGCATTCGGTTTGCTGCAGTTATACCAAAGACATTAGAAATAATAATGAGGTGATTCAGAATCAGGCGTTCTTGTAGATCGCCCGATTGCTGATATCTACGAAGCAAACGCTTGACGTATTTGAACCTAGCAAGATCATCCTCAAACTCAGCAATATCTAAACACTGAGGATTATCGTAATGCTTTGCTGCAAAGATCGTGAAGTTATTCTCTGTCAGTTCATCAAAAAGTTTCATAGCGGTATTTATGGTACCGCTATGAAATGCTCAAAGTACTTCGTTGATCTTATCGATAATGTCCTGCTTCTTCATCCGACCACTCACAATAATTCCTTGCTGAGCTGCGAATGTTACAAGTTCACCTTTCGTCATAGCCGACAGATCGATGCCATCATCCTTGGTGTCGACTGCAGCTTCCTGCGAGCTCAAAGATTCTGGAATCTCAGGCTCGGGTGTGGGAGGCGGAGCAACCGGCTCAGGAGCAGAAGCATAGGTGACCTTGATAGGTTCACCTGTCTTCTCCTCGATCTTATAGAATGAAGCATAATCCGGCTTTGGATAAAAGCCTAATGCTCTTTTGATTTTGTCGAATAGTGAGGCCATGACGAATGATGGTTAATTATTTTACCATTGCTGAGTAAGTATCAGCAACAGAACGAAGTGCTTGTTCCTTTGTCAGTGTTGGCATTGGAGAAGGATTGGCCTTTGGCTTTTCAGCAGGAGTAACTTCCTCTGATCCGTCTGCCTTGTTGGTATAAGGAGCTTCCTCGGCCTTGACGTTCTTGTCTGCGTCGTCCTTCATCTTCTTCGTAGCAACATCCATGACCTCAGGTCCGCCTTTGGCATCGGCTGATGTTCCTTCCTTGACGCTACCTTTTGTAACAGCAACAAATTGCGCTGTATCGTGGTGAATATCAGCTGCCATCTTGTGGTCGTGATATGCTTTAGCATGAAGATCCTTTGCAGCGGAATCCTTCTTCTGCGCAGCACTGTGATAGAGCTTGGCATGATGAAGTTGAGCAGCATTGTGTGCCTTCATTGCCTCGAGGTGATCGCTAGGAGTATTTGACTTTTTAGCGGCGGCAGAAAGATCATGTGCCTTCTTGCTGATGTTTTCGTCGTGTTTGAGTGCTTCATTCACGGTTTGTTCTGATACGCTCAGGCTGACACCCTTCAGGGTATGGTGCTGAGCCATATCTGAGTGGAACTTATGGTGAATTTCTGCTGCGCGACGGAGCTCAGGATCACCGGCATGGTGAGCATAGACGCGGTAGTGGTCGGCAGCATGTTGATGTGCCTTCGTGGCGGCATCATGGTGCATTAAAGCACCGGCCTCGGCAGGTGCCGAATGAGCCAGAGCAGAGGCCTGATTGGCTGCAGTGGTGAGATCGACGGCGCGGGCGTCGCCTGCCACGTTCTCGGTGATTTGTGTTGATTCTTTCTTTGTCATAGCTTTTTCCAGGTGTTTGTCACCGAGTTCTTCGTGTTTGAGTGCGGCATCGTGGGCGGCATCTGCCTTCTTTCCGGTCTTGGCTGCATTGGCAGTGGTGTGACGGCGGAAGGCTTCGGCTGCCTTATAGTGAGCATTTGCTGCTGCCTTGTGGTCCTTTGCGGTATTTGCAGCGGATGACAGAGCGTGTGCTTTCTTTCCAAGCTCTCCGGCGGTTGCTTCGTTCATTACTTCTTCCTTGATTCCTGCTTCGCGACGAGCAGCATACCATGCAGCGAGTGCTTGTTGCTTGCGCTCTTCCTTTGACTTACCATCAAACTTAGGATCTGTGCTATTCACAAAGTCACTGATCCAGACACCAGCGTCGTCATTTGGGTCAAGCTTCTCAGCAACAACTTCTGTCGATTCGTTCTTTTGTGACTTGCCTAGACGGTGAGCATTGAAGCGGTGCTTCTGCCCCTCGTTCTTGTGCATCTTGATATGGTCCTCGTGCTTCTTGACCTCGTCAGCAGAGCCATCCTTCTTGATCAGTGCATTGATTTTGCGCTCGTGCCATGCGATTGCTTTCTCATGGGCATCAGATGCTGCCTTATGAGTAGTAGCAGATGGTTGCTTCTTTGCGTGTTCGCTAGCAGCAAGTGCGGCGGCGTGGTAGTCCTTAGCTTCAGCGACATTTTCGGTGTCTTCCTTCACTGGCTCGCCCGGTAAATCATTTGTCTTTACTTCCTGATCCTTCTTCTTGAGTAAATCTTGTACGAAGTTATGGATATCGGCATCTGACTTGAAGTCCTCGCGGGATTTCTCCAAGGCGCGGATCATAGCAGGAACGTCGATTGTGAGCTTGTCGGTTGGATTCTCTTCGCCTTCCTTGACGAGGTTCTTATACAGACCGCCCGGGCCTGCGAGCTTGTTCTTTGGCTTCTTGAGATGCGCCCACTTCTTTTTGTACTCATCGCGGGACATTGCGCCATGAGTAACACGCATCATGTCTTGCATCTTCTTGAGTCGCACGCTCTCCTCTAAGCCTTCGTCATCCTCTTCATCACCTTCTGGTGCTGGCATTTCGGATCCTGGGTATTGGGTCTGGCCAGGAGTCTCAGTCTCGTTCTCCATATGGTCTTCCTCGACCTTCTTACCTGCACGAAGTGCTGCGAGATCATCAGCTTCAATCTTGCCATCACCATCGACATCTAGCTTGTGCTGATCACCCTTAAGTTCTTCCTTTGGAACGCAGTTAGGAACAGTACGGCCATTCTTCTGCTTTGTGCCAATTGCTTCATAACCCTTCCAGCAAGCGTCTTCCAGACCTTCCTTTGTGGTTTCTGGCTTTTCGCCGCGGCGCAGAGCAGCAAGGTCATCGCCTTCGATCTTGCCGTCGCCATCGACATCTAACTTATGCTGATCACCTTTGAGTTCTTCTTTTTCAGTGATCTTATAAGTGCGGCCATCGAAGTCAAACTGAGTATTGTCGGATTCCCAGGCCTTCTTAACAGCCTCGACGAACTCCTTCTTTTTATTATCTGGAAGATCGCCCGGAACCCATGCTGGAATTTCAGGTTGATCTTCTTGCTTCTTCTGCGTTTCCGCAGCGTTGGTAGACGCCAGATTTTGTGCGTCTTCCGACATCTTTGCATATGCTTCTGCGACTGATAGGATTGACTTCATGATTGTTGGTTAGATTATTTTCCGAATTGTAGGTACGCGCCAACTGCAGCTGCAACAGCAGTTGAAACAGCGATCCAGGTGATACGTTGAATGATTGAAATTGCTGAGCTATGTTCCTCTGTTTTCTTTTCTGTTGCTGTAACTCTTTCCTCTACATTTAGCATGCGCTCCATCAAAAACTTTTTATCGTTTTCTAATTGAATAAGTTTTTCTTCAGCACGAGCAATCATCACGATTGCCTCGGATAACTTATCGATTTTTGCCTCGATACGATCCAGACGCTGATCTACAATTGCTTCCACTTTCTTAGAGGACATAGTTGATTAAGAAGGTTGCTGCATTGTAGCACGAACGCGACGGAAAACAATGTCGTCTCCTGCTACAATCTTGATTAGACGAGAAACTAACTTAAACAAAATCTTTCTTTCGTCCATCGAGGTAATCGCCTGATCCTTCGCAAGCTTATTCATTGCTCTGATTGCGATTGGCATTTCGGTTCTATCGAGGAGCCCGAGT